CATCTGACCTTGTAAGTCTCCATCTATAATTTTAGAACGAAGTTTGTTTTTTTCACGAACATCATCCATGTCTCTATCTGCCTGTGATGAAATTTCTTGAGCTTCAATTCTAGCTTGTGCATTAATCTCAGCAACTTTAACTTTACCATCAACATCCATTTGGATTTTTTGCATGTCAAATTGTTTTTCAGCTTGTGCTGCTTCAGATTGAGCTTGTTGTTGTTGCATTGCTTGTTGCTGCATTGCTTGTTGTTGTTTCTGCATAGTTTCTACACCACGCTCTAAAATATGTTCAGCTTCAGTAAGAGTGTCTGATTTAAGAACTTTAATTACGTCAAGCATATTAATTGTACCACTTTGTAGTGCAGCTTGAGACATTTGTTGTATAATTCCTTTAAGAGAGTCATCTTTACCAGCATCTCCAATAAATACGCCATAATCGTTTAATGCAACATCGGGAAGTACATTTAAAAATGCATATCCTCCATCACCTAGCACATAACCTGCATGTTTACCACCAGCCCAAGACAACTTCATTAAATTAGCTAATCTTTCGTAAACTATTTTCTTCAGTTCATTATGTTGGTAGAACCAACCTTCGGTAGCCAAAGAAGATTGCACAACAGAACGCTGTACATTTCCTACATACTCATATTGCTCAACAGCTCCTTCTCTTTGTGGAGATACACCTGTTATTTGACCAGCAGTTTGCTCAAGCATTATCTTAAGATTCATTAACTGCTGAATAGAGTTAGATAACGTGAAATCTACAGATTGGAATTGATTAAAGGTATTAGTTTCCATACCTTCAGCTTGACTGTTTATAGGAATAATACCATCGTTTTTTATATGATACATAACCGTCTGCATATCCATACCAAGGTTACTTGGCATTTGCGCAACATCATAAACAACTGCTTTACCACCAGCTCTAGCCATAGTAAGTTCTATATGGTACATTACAATGTTATATAACATTTGTACATGCCTCATAAGGTCAACCATTGAATGATATTTACCAGATGTGTGATTATGAATAACACCAATATAAGAAAGTGGCGTAGTACCTGCATCATCTACTGAACGAACCTGATTAGGTCTTCTTCTAGCCTGTACAGTTATTTGTCCACCTATACGAGTAGCTTCCCAAACATCATCTACATATCTAGTTTCTATATTTTCACCTCTTCTAGGTTTGTAATCATCTTTTACCATTTTTTTAAATGGTGCAGTAGGATTATACTTGTTTTCAGAAACTTTAAACTTAATAGACTTAATAGATTTCCACTCAGCAGAAACAACTCTTATTCTAGTTCCTTTTTGACTGTCATAGTCTACCCATTCTACGCTATTATTGTATTTAGATAAATCATCAACAGATGTTAGCTGACGCATTTCTTCAATCTTTCTTACAGCTTCTTTGTCAAGCTCATCTCTGTACTCGTCAAGAACTTCATTTACTGTAAGCCATCTTTCTTCTGCGCACCATTGTGCATTTTCTAAATAATCGCTTTCAATAGACTTATCATATACAAAACTTCTAGGGTCTATACGTCTTACGTATGGGTCACCATCTTTTATATATACTTTATAAAATTCTTTACCTGTAACTAATAAATCTCTAAATGAGTCTTTAAATACATCTTTAAGTCTGTATTTACGTGTTAAATATTCAAGACCATCATTAACTGTTTCCTCAATAACCTCTTTGTATTCATATCTCATGAATTCATCAATGTCATCTGGCATTGGAAACTCTTTATTGTCCATTTCCAGCTCCATTCCAAACTCGCCTTCTATTTCGCTATTAATTTCTTTTAAAAGATTATTAGCAACTAAAGAAACTTTAAATTTTTCTTTTCTAAGTGCAGCATCTTTGTTTATAGACAATACTTTTTTGTCTATAGGTCTTTTTAAATCTTCACTTAAAAGTAAATCTATTTTATTTTTAGTAATAGGAAAATTGTTCAATGTGGCAGGATATGGCACACCATACTGGTCTGTTATGTATTCATAATCTTTTGTGTTTACATGACCATTATACAACATATAGTTGTTAATATCTTTGTTCTTTTCATTAACTAATGTTTCATTAGAAGTTGCTAAATTCTTAGCAATAGCGCGTAAATTCTCTTCGCACCATTCTATTGTTTTTTCACTTTCTGAAAGAAATTGTTTTGGGTGTGCTGCACTCATTATCTTTATGTTTTATAAGGAATTAACCTTCCATTTTCACGTTTGTAATATACGAAACCTATATTTTTTATTTTTTCTTGCTTTAACTTGACTTGTTGTTGGTAAATATCTATGTCATGTATTAAACATAAACCAAATGCAATTGCCCTATCTGTGTTTCTAAATCCATAATTTGAAAGCTCATCTAATAGTTCAATAAACCAAATATCTTCGCAACTTTCCTCAATATATTTTTCCATATATTGTTCCATTACAGCTTTAGTATGTTTGTTCATTTGCAAACCATATCTGTTTCTTGTAACAGTTCTTGGAGAGTGTGCAGTAGATGGTCTTTCTTTTAAATACTTTAAACCACCTTGTCTTTTAAAATAATCTAGTATACCAATTTTTGTATACTCTACCAGCATTTTTGAATTGTAATAAATAGCTAATTTTAGACAACTGTCCCAAAACTCTTCTGCTGTTTTAGGTCTTTCAGTATAATCTGCAACTACATAGTTGCCAGGAACATCCATGTTGTAAAATCTTCTAAACACAATACAACTACCTAAAGAATCAGATGATTTTGCTGTATCTTGGTCATATGAGTCAATACCACCTATATCTAAACCTTCATATTCGGTCATAGGGTGAGCTAATATTTTATATGGACCATTTTCGTCAAGCACCCAATGAACACTTAATATTTCTTCATCATTCCATTCTAGCCTACCTTGTTGTATTTGACCTTTATAATGCTCGCTAGATAATATATCACTTCTTTGTGAATTTATTTTAGCCACATTAAATCTAGAAGATTTAGTTTGTAAAAATGCTTCCTCAACAGATAGTGGATAGTTTTGTAAATGTAAATTAAAACCTTTTTGATTTCCTGATGTTTTTAATTTATCTCTATCAGTCATTAAAGACTTTTGAGCTTCTTCTACTTTAGACACACCAGTTTTTACATCAAAAAAACCATGATAACACTTTGTTGCAGGTATAAACATAGGAATAAGATTAAACGCATCTGCATTATAATACATTTCCATAAAATCTTTAGAAGATGCCTCTATATCTCCACCAGTTCCACCAATAACAGGTACACCGAACTGTACATTACCGTCCATAAAACAGGCTTTAGAAGACATATATGCATTTAATAACTCTTTAAATTCACCTGCTTCTTCAAATACCATAAGCGATAAACGCTCACCTTTAAATACTTCTGGGTTACTCATTGTTCTACAATGCACTACTGATTGAAATCCACCAACTTCCCACTTACCATCTCTATTTTTCTTTCTATATCCAGAGCGCAATGTTTCATCTGCATCTTTTAATATAGAGTGTCTAAAGTTGGGGTGTTGATTAAATAATCCCTTTTTTACTTTATCAAAGAATGAGTTAGCTGTTACCTGTAAACCTGCAGCAATACCAACTTCGTTAAATGGGTAAAATGTAAATTCATGAGATAACATACCAGAATTCATGTAACTAAAGCCTTTATCCCTAGCTTTAATAACAATCATTCCCTTTTCTTCTTCTTTGCAAGTTTCAAACAAATCAAAATACTCCTTATCCATATCTCTATACCATGGAGCAATCAATGTTTTTCTATTACCCTCCCCACCTGAGTTACCAAGTATTTTATAGAAGTTTAAATAGTAGTAGTGTTTTCCAGATATAGCATCAAGACCTTTAGGCTGAAACCCGTTCTTGCATCTATTTATTTGTTCATCCCAAAATTCTCTGTACGCAACACTTTCAGGATTTAAATCTGGCATCCCTTGGTGTATTAACGGCTGATAAAGTTTTATGTTAGCCATTTTTTCTGTTTACACTTTCGGTTTTTTCTAAATAACTTAATTCTGCTTGACCTACAATCTTAGCTCTCTCACCTCTTCTCTCTATAGAGTCAAGAACTTTTTGTCTTGTACCTAATATTTTTTCGATACCAATCATTACCTTTTGCATGTCAGCAGCATTATCGATAGTAATGCGAG